CATCTTGTTCTTATGATAATACTTTACATCATACACAATCTCATTCTGCATTGGTATGTCTGCGGCGAATAATAAATCTGGTGTGTAATCACGATATATTGCATTACAACCCCACCATCTATCTAATTTATTCAGATCATATTTTAATCTGCTTGGTCCGTTACCTACTATTGTGAGCATAATTCCTTTAACCTCTCTTTAAACTTTGTATAGTCATACGTTATAAATGGTCTATACTTTTCTATCTTGTTATCGACTTCAGGATATATGATGTTATCAGTGATCAATTCTTTCCATCTTTTTCTACAGTTTGTGATCTCTGTTAACATTACCATTGTCTCTAATGATACGTTCTTACCCATATATTGTTTCAAAAGAAATGGGTGTTGTCCTCTGTTTACTGTTAGTACTTCTTGTATTGTCTTCTTCTCTAATAACTTGTTTACGTCTAGATCGAATTGGTATGATAATTTTTGTCTACGTTTTTTCCATTCTGTAAAACGTTTATGTGATTCAGGTTCTAACATCTCGCCTGCCCACATATCTTTAAATGATAGTTGTGAGATGTAGAAGTCTTGTAACTCTTCTTTATACTTACGAGAAAGTTTGGCAAAATGAAACTTATCTTTTCGTTTTAAAAACGATGGTAAGTCTGCTTTCACTTTGCCGTTGTATTTGACGAAATCGTAATTCTCTGTATTGAAGTGTAACTTAATACCTAGATATAAACGATATGCATCGAATCCTTCTCGACTCGACATTACTTAACTAACTTCGGTTGACCTGGTGTTACGATTGAACTAGTTGCCTCTTGCCATGCTTTTACAACTTTGTCATTTGCCGCACAGGCAAAAACTATATTGTGTAAAACAACGGACTCTGGATTTTCTTGTCCAGTTACGGCAATGCCTCTAGCAAATCCCATCTCACCTGTTTCTGGGTTTGACAAGATCATCTTAGGGTGTAGTAATTCAAAACTGTTCAGAACATCATCACTGTTTAGTTTACCAACATATTCGCCAGTCATAGTAACGACTGATATAATATCATTTTTTTCCATTTTATACTCCTATTTACTGAAGAACCCAGACAGACTTGCTCTGCTTGACTTCTCACGATTAACAAGTTTCAACTTTTCTGCTTCTGCTTGTAACTTCTCTTTCAACGGTGGTGTTAAGAGTCTCTTAGCACCTTCCGGTTCGATCTGATTTACTTCACACGTTTTTAGTATGGCGTCCATCACTTCAACATTTCTATCTCGCATTAGTTTCTCAACTTGTTCGCAAAATTCTTTTTTACTTATCATTCTATACTCCGTAAAGTGTTCTATATTGTTGTCTTAAACCATATAGACTTTCAACATAATCTTTTGGATCAGCACTGAACAATTGATAGTTACCATCTTCCATACTTACAATTGCATTTACTTCTTCAATAGGTTGTCCTGTTAGTTCTTCTACCATGATTGCATATGCAGTCATTTGGTGGTACCATGGTTGTGCCATTTCTTCTGTCTTCATCTTACTACTTGTTTTAAAGTCTATGATAGATAATACTCCATCAAATAAACCAACACAGTCTACACGTCCTGCCATTTGTAAGTTCTCTGAGAACAATGGCGCCTCTAAGGCAATTGGTACGATCTCATCTAAGATAGGTTGCACTGCTTTAAATTGTGCTTCTTGCATGATATCATCAAACTCAATGTACTCTTTTTCTTTACGTAGATAATCTTCTACTAGTAAATGAAACTTTGTACCTCTTCGTGCGGCACGTGTAGAAATCTTATTTGCAACTTCTTCACCGACACGTGCTCTCCACAACTTGATCTGATCTTTAGTAAGTAAAGATGTTACAGTTGTTACAGAAGGATATCTGATCTTACCAGCATCATCTGTATAGAATCGTTTGCCGTTTTCTTGAATTGTATTGAGTTGAATATTTTCTAGTTCACTTAACTCAATGAGGTTAGTTCTCATTTTTAATGTCATAATCTATTTTAATATGAAATGGTGCCTTTGTCAACGTACTTCTTGACTATCTCTTTTGTTTTAATATCTTTGATTGATTGTTTATTGTATCTCTTGTCTAGATCAGAACCCTTGTAGTTCTTACCAATGTTTGATAATACTTCTTTAAAACCATCGTCTGTCTTGACTCTGTCCCCTACACCACCTACGGTCAGAGGTGCATCTAGTATCACTTGTCTTAAGTGTGGGTTGTCTTCTTTGAATTGATCTAACTTAGTGTAGGACATAATATGCTCTTCGACTTCATTCGTATCTGAATTTAAGAAATCATATGCTGGCATTCAATCTTTCCTCTACTATCTTTCTAACTTTCTTTTCACTGTACCATATGCCACTGAACATTTCTTCATTGCCATCTTTCCATTGTACATGATATCTTTTATATCCATATGGACGATCTGAAAAGATTCTTACATCGCCATAATTTTCTACTAATACTCTCATGCTACTCCTTGATAACCTTGCCACCATTGTGGTGCATCACGTTTCCATTCCCACTTAGCAAATGGTTTTGCCTGATGATAGTAATTACGATATGCAGTTACTGGGTCAGGGTCTTTACATTGTGGGTAGTGATTCATTGCTTGAGCAAACTCAGTTAACCCACTGTCTGTTATATTTATAGGGGGTTTTGCAAGTAGTATTCCGATCTTACGAAATGTCTCATGCATCTTACCGCTTCTACGATACTGATACTCTAACGCCATTTCGTGAAAGTGTTCGTAATGCCATTCATAGTTTGCTTTTGAATGCATAGTCCATGTTGTACATGGGTGATACTTATGTACTGCAAGATAATAAAGATTATCACGTTCATCACCAAATGTATAATATGTTTGTATTGTTTTACCAGATTTACTTGGACGTTTGACTGGTGTACCATCGAGCATACGATGGGCAGTCGATAACATCTGACCAGATTCTACGATCATTTTAGGGACGTGTTTGTCGCATAGCATTCTTGCGGCCTCACGTGGATCTTTATCTAGTACAAATATATTCATTAATGTATTGACGTTGGTTTTTCTTGTTCATCTGTATAGTTTACACTATCTATTACGGAAAGTAAAGACTCTAAATCAGAATTTAGTTGAATAAGTTTTTGTTCCATGAATTTCAACTGTGCTGTTTGTTTCTCTTGTATCTTAGTTATATCTTCTAAGATCGTATCTAACGTTCTCATCAATTCGTCCATAATTACTCCTTTATGTCTCTTAACCAGTCTCTATATGGTACTGGATTTTCTGTTAATTCTAAATACTTTTTGTATTCTTCTTTGCTCTCTTTTGACTTAGTCATAGTATCAACCCAACCAGTAGATGAGTCTTGCCACTCTTTCGAGTTGCCCATCATGTAATCGTGCCAGAGTTGTTTCATTTATAAAAAATATGATCTGTTATTTGAACTGTTTCATTTAACGTATCTGCCCAATATGGGTAAATATAATCTGCATGATAATGTGTAGCACCCTCAGTAATATCAGGAAACTTACCCATCAAAACTTGCGATGCAATCTCATAAGATGATAACCATGTCTTAGTATCTAATGGTTCGTCTGATCTACCATCACAATACCAACTAAACTGACACATGCCTAATTTGGGTTGTGTCTTACCTGTCCAAGAAGTATAATATTCTTTTGATTGATACACAACACCACAAATATCATCTGGATAAGAACTGTGCTCTATACGATTAAGTACTACTTGAGCAACGGCAACTTTACCAGCAAGTGGTTGATTACCTGCTTCAAAGTAAATGTTCTTAGCAAGACATATTGCCTCACCGTTGGCATCGAATGCATATAGTTTTTGTGCACTCATGCCGAATGCCATACCAAGTATTATTCCTAGTACCAAATACAAATATCGTATTCTAATTAATTGTGTTTCGTTTCTACTGCCTCTAAAAAATGACATTATTTTTTCTCCCATGGTAATGGTATATACTTACCTTGCTTTTCTTCATCTATAATATGTGCACTCATGTATACCATAATTCCCATTAGTGCTAAGAAAAGAACTCCTATGATCTTAATAACCACTTGTTGTATGTGCATAAGCATCTGGACATTCTTGTTTGCCACAGATACACACATTTCCTGTGTCGTCTAAACTATCAAGAGCGGCATCTACATGTGCCTGCTCTGTCTCTGATAGAGACTTATAATTTTTAATTGCTTGATCTACCCAATTATATTTCATACTGTACTCCTTTGATCTTGCCATATGGGTTCTTTACCACCCATACAAAATACTTCGAGAATGGACTTCTGTTCTCCAGTCTCACCATTTGTGAGCATCTCTGTCTCACCACACGGACGACAGAACTCAATCCACTGATCACCTAAAACTAGATGATTAGTGCCTGTCTCTGGGCGCCTCGTATCACATACTACACATAAATCTGCCATATCTTTCTCCTATCTTAAATACGTTGGTCCATAAATTAACATTGAATTAGGGTCGATTGGATATCCATCAAATAGATTTCCTCTTGCCTTGTTGAGAGCAGGTTTTGACCACCCTGCCGCTTTCAATACATCACCAACTTTAAACTTGTCGTTAGACAGGTTGATGAAACCCCAAACACTAGTACCGTATTCATTGCCATGCTCACTTTTAATTATCTTAATATACTTACTGCCTTTCTTAGCATGGTAATAAGTGTTATCAGCATGAGACCATCTGTCCTTCATTGCACTTTCTAGATTCTCACAAAGAGTATGGATTTGTTTATCCAACTCTTGCTCTAAGTTTACTTCATTTACTAATTCTGATAATTTCATATAATCTCTCCTATAACTATAAGTACTAAAAATGCTACTAGAGGTTGAATGAAATCAGCATCGAGTAACCCGTTCTTTATTAAATAATTTTTCATCATGTTTATAGTATACAAAAAAGTGAGGGTCACTGTCAACCTTTTTGTGAATGATTTTCTAGATATTCTAGCATTGCTTTACGTTCGTCTTTTGAAAGATCAGATAATGATTTGACACGGGACCATGTGGTGCCATATGTAGTAAGTTTATTACCACACGTAACTGCCACATTCCACATGTGATCATCTTTTGGAAATAGTTTATTAGATTCGCAAAGAGAGATCATGTTACGACCAATCTCTACGAGTTTAGCAACTTCTGGCGAATCGCCATAGTAACTCTGCTTCATTGTATTCTCCCGAATAGTTAATATGAAACATAGTATACTAAAAAGTTGTGGTCAAAGTCAAATGGTTTTTTGAATTAAATTTAATTTGTCGATTTGCTTTTGTATCATCTCTGATCGATTCGGCCAATAAATGTAATCTTTATCTGAATCTTTCATGAGATTTTCTAGCAACGGTCTGATGAAGTTGTCCATCTGGTCAATCACTTCATTTGCAGTAGTTGTTTTTTCTACTATCTTTGTATCTACAGATGCGAGTTCATCGGCGTCCATTGCCGTAAAACCAAAGTCGTTATACTCTATGTCTGACATTTAGTCCTCTCTTGGTTGATTGTCCCATCGATAATACTTTTGAGTAGAATGATCCCAATACCAACCTTTAAATTTTTGTTGATCTTGTGGTAAATTCGACTCTACGTATTTACTCTGGTTTTGTTTTATTGATTCTTTTATCATCTTGTTTATTTATATGCCAATCATGTGAGCAATATGCATCACAGAAGACATGTAGTTTCTCCTCTTTTACAACAAAGTATTTTGCTACAGTTATGTTTACAATGCGATCACATTGACTACATTGTTTTTCTACGTTTGTATTCATTTATAAATCCTTATAGATCAAGACTGTATACACACCAATCGTTCATTTCAGATAAGAGTTCGTAGTCTCTCCCTGGTCCATGTATACATGCTTTATTATCTTTATGAATCATTACTCTAACTTTACTGAAACCAAGTTCTTTTATTTTACTATGAACTGCCTCTGATAATTCTGTACCAATACCTTTAGGTGCATTCTCATATGTGAACAGTGTCCATGATATATAACCCTCTTCATTTACAAACTGATCGCCAACACATGTAACATTTGGATATAATTCAAACCATGCTATATCTTTATAGATGAAAAGATTGTCTTTGTTATCGTTGCTATTCCACCACTTTAGAGTCGTTGGAAAATGTACTAGATCATCTACTTCATGTCCTTGCATAAAACGTCTGGTACGGGACGACCATCTGTTACGATGGTATTCTACTAAGTCATTATAGTTCATGTTTCGTATATCGTCTTCTATTGATATACTGAATCTACGTTCACTCTCACCATCATCACCATAATAACGAAATGTTACTTCTTGATCAACTAAAAATGGTACTCTGCTTTTTGGTAGAAGAAAGAATTGATTATCCTCATCTTCTCTGATCTCTGATTTTTTAGACCTGCGATTATCATTACAATAATATACTGGTACTTTAAATGTATTGTCGTTATGTCCTAGATAAGATATTTCTATAACATTATTTTCTATAGAACATAATACAAATGGATTCTTTAGACGAGTGCCTAGTAGTGTAGAATATTCCCATGGGATATCGAAACGAACCATGCCCTCGATGTTCGAGAGTGATGATTCGTATTCGGTATATACTTCTGTGTGATCAAACTGACGAAGGTTTACTTTCTTAGAAGTAACCGCCGTCTTGTTTATCGTCTTCAGTTGGTGAGGACTCACTACTATCGGTTGTTTCAGCACTGACAAATTCTCCAGATTCTTTTAGACTATCTATGTAATCGTTTGTAGACTGCACGAAAGTTTCAATCATAACTGACTTAGTCATAGTTAAAACTACATCATCAAATGAAAGTGTTTGTGCTGTCTCATGTATTTGCTTTTTAGTCATTGCTTGTAGATCGGACTCTGAAGGTATTGTTACCTCTTCGTACTCTTCTTCTACTTGAGCATTCTTCTCGTCTATGTGTGCTTGTAAGTCTTCTTCTGAATCGTATGTTTTGATGTCAGGTAATTGACTGTTAGAGATTACTGGTGCACTGCTAGAGAAATCTGAATCAACTCTCTCTTGTACTGCCTCTACTTCTGCAAAGAAGTCTTCAGTACCCTTAGCATCTTCTGGAACTTCTAGTTCAACTGAGTCTTCTAAACTTTCAAGTGTGTCTTCAAAGTTTTCATTGACATCATCTAATGCTTGTTCTGGTGAAACACCATTATAAAAGTCTGCTGAGTCTTCGAAGTTTTCATCTTCATCATGTGCTTGTTGCATTGCTGTATCGATGTCTACATTCTCTTCGTCCCACTCTTTGAAAGATTTCTTAGTATCTTGAATCTTCTTATCAAATACTTCCTGTTCTGTTGGTTCAGGATTCATAGCACGTGCCATTTCCATTGCTTTTGATTTTTGTTTGGGTTCTGCAGGCACTTGATGTACTTTTTCAAGTTCTGCTTTCAGACGATCATTTTCCATCTGTAAACTTTCACTTGTTCTCTCTGCATTCTTACGTGCGATTCTTTCTTCTGCTAGAAGTTGGCGTTGCTCTGCTCGTTGCAATTCACCTGCTTCTCTGTTCGACTCCATTTGTTCTGCTTGTAACTCTTGAGTTCTCTTATTCATTCTTTCTAAATGAGTTTGATAATCAATGGTTGCTTTGTTAACTTCATCACGTGCAAATACCAATGCATCGAGTTCTGTTACTTTAACGTTACCACTTTGCAAATGATTATTCATCAATGTCTGAACTAAGTTCAGCATTTCTGGTTTCATAGGTACGGTGTGTTTTTGCAATCGTTCGATATGCTTTTCGAGTTCAGTAGGTTCTACTACCTCGTTTGAAAAATTTGATTTCACTTCTTCTGCCATTATAATACTCCATGGAGTCGGACACGACTAGAAAGTTTACACACTGGAAAGTTAATGTTTACTTTCCCATTTATATGTATAGTCTCTGCCGACATAATATATTTATTTAAAACTGATCGTTAGGAAATGCCTTTTGAGCAATTTCTCTGGTTATGTGTGGGAAAGGATTTACTTTCTCTTTCACTAGTTCCATAACTTCTGCCTCTTTAGCAGGTATACTTTCTAGTAATTCTATCCACATTGTTTCTCTACGAACTTGTGGTACTTCATTAGTTACGAAGTACTTAAATTTTCTAAACTCAAATCTTAATTGAGTTTCAGTTAAGTCTGGTGCTGGTGCATCGTTAGTATTGTAAGGTGTCTTACCTGCAGGCAACAATGATTTAATATTATCATTGAATAACCACATTAATACTTTTGATACTGCACCATTGTTTTCTCCAAATGCTGTAAGACCATTAACTGCATGATCTTCATTTGTTTGTGCGACTAATTCTGCTTGACATAGTATTTCATATACGTCTGCATTCTTAGTAAGTTTAACTCTCTCTGTAATGAGTTCTAACTTTGGTTTATTTGGGGCACCCTTAGGTCTCCCTCTTCCTCTTTTTTTCTCGGTCATAACGAAAAATCTCCAATGTTATCTAGTAATTGAGTGATACGTTTTGTTCTGAGATAGTCATATACTTTGCCTTGAACAGGTTCTGTATTGTCGAACTCATTATTAATACCATTAACTATTTCATTTGGTATACATTCTAAATCAATCAATGTTCTATTTCTTATATAGTTACGATAGTATTTATCGTCCGTTTCCATACTAATTCTGAGATACTTCTCTAGAATAGGTTTTCTTAATGGTGTCTGTCTAATACCTAAATCTAAACAATCATCGTTAGATAAGATGTTTGGTATACCATCACCCTTATCTCCCTTGAGTATATGTTCTTTTAGAAAATGTACTGCACCACCTTCTGGTGTAATAAAGTCATTTCTATTAGGACTATATTGTGTTACATTGTCAAATTTCAATAGTTGTTGAAAGTCTTTATCGCCTGATACGATTAGTATGTCTTGTTCTTTGTGAAATCTTTGTGTTAGTACTGCTATGATATCATCTGCTTCACAGTTAGGTACATACATGTAATGATAAGGAAAGTTCTCACGTATCTCATCTTTGACTATCTGTAATGTATCAAAGATTAATTTCCAATCATTGTTGTCATTGTCTCTTGCTTTCTTTCTACCTGCTTTGTATAGAGGGAAGAAATCTCTACGCCATGGATTACCAGCATCTGTACATAATACTATTTGACCATATGTGGGTCCGTATTTCTTCTGATAATTTCTGAGTGAGTTTAGAATTAGATATCGTAGAAAGTCTTCTGATATCTCGCCCTCGTTTCTTTTTAAGTTCACCATTAACGATGCAATGATGGTTTGTGTAAAGTCAATTAAAATCATAATGTAATTATACTATAAAGTGGTACTAATCGTCAAGTAACTTTCATGTTATATTTTTTTTCTATTTCTGCGATACGTTCTCTGTTTCTTTTCTTGATCGAGTTCTGAACTCTTCGCATCTGTGAGTCTTTGTCCCATTCAGGTTGCATGTGTGCGATATACTTATCAACATCATCTACAATACCTTGAACGAATTTTATAAACTTATTCTTTTGTGCCTTGGTCATAAAGTCATATGCTTCTTGCATCTGCTCATCTTGATCATTTAACTCTTCAATCATTTGCACATAATTAACCCGCATAATCTCTACAATCTTTTTCTTGTATTCTAATTGCTTGAGATATTTAAACATACTAAACTTAGACTTATAGTTATTGTCTAAGAACAAATCGATTTGGTATTCTACTTCACCGAGGGCATTGTTTGCCTTTGTATGCATCGCACGTTGTATCTTGTTCATTGTTATCTATGTAGTTTTAAAAACTCCTCAGCATCAATCACGACTAATGGTTTTCT